GTGAACCTGTACGACGTGCCGATCGTGCTGTCGGCCGGCCAGTCGCGTGGGTTCAACATCACCCTCGGCATCAAGCCATGAGCCCTGAGGTCAACCTGGACCTGGAGGATGTGCCGTTCGCCATCCTGGAGGTAGTGAAGGCCAGGATCCTGGCGAACCGTCGCCGGCTGGGGCTGAGCCAGGAGCAGGCGAAGCCACGGCCATCCACCAGGCCGCGCGCGCAGTTCAGGAAGGCCGGGGCCAGCAGCAGGGGCTGGCGGAAGCCGCAGCATGGGGCGGGGGTGTTGGGGGATGATCTGAGGTTTGGGATTACTTCATATAGCTGGGGAAGCAACGCGTTTGCAACCGGCACATTTAATCCAACAAGTCAATGGACAGGCGAAGTATGGTGCGGCGATTATTCGCGCTCGCTGAAGACTGATCCTGTTACCTTTTCTCAAGATCCTGGCGGTCGACCGGCCACGCCAGTCTTCGTCTTGCCAGTTGACAATGATACAGGTATCGTGGTCACCTTTTTTTATGGAAAGCAATTCTTTCCCGGTGCACCAGGCTTCAATGAAGTAAGAGACCGAGCAGCATTTGTTGTAAATAGAAACAGAATACGGCGAATATCGGTCCCATCAATCGTTAATAGCTGCATTAATACGTGGGAAACGGGGTCGCCGCCGGCGGTCCTCCCTGCAGATATTTTCGGCACTTTAATAGAAGCAAGCGAAGGAATGACAGAGTATTCTCTTTGGCTTAACTATACGCCAACAATCTTTAACAGGCTTAACATTCTAAATACTTTTACATCGCAGATCAAGCCATTCCCGACAGGCAAGAACTTAGTTACCAGAGATCCTCGTCAGGGCATCTATGCTAATAGCAAAACTAACGTCACAAAGGCAGACGCACGATTCTGCTTTGCTGAGTGGCTTGGTACTGTAGAAGACTGGGAGGCTAACCCGTTCAACGACTCGCTTCTCGTTCGCCAGCCCGAAGAGGACATTGACGCGCCGAGCTATTATAAAGCCATAGAAGATAGTGGTAACTTTGCAGAGCTAGGCTATTACTGGGATATCAACAGCCGACCCGGCCCTGGAGACATCTTCTTCTGGGACTGGGACGACCCCGACTACTGCCGCGCCATGTGCCTGGCCTTGGGCTTCAGTGAAGCTGACCTAACCCCATGACCACCCAGCAACAGCAGCCCCTCACCGACGCACAGGCCGCACTGGTGGAAGCCGCGCAGCTCCGCATCGCTATGCAGCGGCTGAAGCTGGCCCAGCAGCAGGACCGGAAAGCTACGGGGCACTGAGGCGTGATGCCCGAGCATGTCCGATCAAGATCCCACCCAGACCGCTGAGCTCCAGCAGCAGGCCACCGACCAGCAAGACACCACCACCGGCGAGCCCAGCGATGACATCGCCCGCCTGAAGAAAGCGCTTGAGGCCGAGCGGCAGCAACGCAAGCAGGAAGCCGCCCGCGCCGCCCAGCTGGATGCCCAGCTTCGCGAAGTCGGCCAGGTGGACCCGAAGCTGCTCGACGAAGCCCGCCAGCGGGCCCGTGAAGCCGAACAGCAGCGGCTGATGGTGGAGCAGCAGACCACCCTGCGCCTGCAGGAGCAGGAGCGGAAGTATCAGGAGCAGCTGGCCCGGATCACCGGCGAGCTGCAGCAGCAGAAGACCGCCGCCGAACGCGAGGCGCTGCGGATCAAGACAGAGCGCGAGTTCCTCAAGGCCAAGGGTGCCACCGAGGCCAGCAGCATCGACGGCCGCACGCCATTCGACTACATCTGGCAGCTCTACGGCAACGACTTCGCCGAAGACAAGGGCGGCCTGTACCTGGTGGATGCCGACGGCTCGCCCCGGCTCGATGAGGAGACCGGCAAGCGGATCACGCCGACCGAGTTCTTCGCGAAGCTCCGCAAGGATCCCGTGCATGGGATGCACTTTCAGCCCGAGTACGGCAGCGGCAGCGGCGCCCGCTCCGGCCGTGACGGCCGCGTCAGCAACAGCGCCGATCTGACGAAGGTGCCGACCGGCCAACTGTTCCGCGAGAGCTTCGGTGCACGCCGCCGGACGGCTTAACAGCTACCGGCACTCTCAGGCAATGCGGGAAGCGTGATGCCTCCCACCCCGGCGTGATGCCACAACCCGTCGTTCATTCAACAGTTCTCCCATGGGCTTGACCCTTCTGGAGGCGGCCAAATCTGAAAGGGATCCGGCCCGCCTCGCCGTTATTCGTGAACTCGCCGAAGGCGAACTCATGCGCGTCATCCCCTTCCAGGATGTGGAAGGTGAAGGCGTCTTCTACGACGTCGAGCAGGAACTGCCGTCCGTCGGCTTCCGTGGCATCAACGAAACCCTCGACGCCTCCTATGGCGTGCTCAACCCCCAGTCCGAGCGGCTGAAGGTGCTGGGCGCTGAGGTGGACGTTGACACCAGCATCATTGACATGCGCGGCCCTGATGCCGTGGGTGATCAGGTGCGGATGAAGGTCACCTCCATGCGGATGACCTTCGAGGACCAGTTCATCAACGGTGATGAGTCGGTCAATCCTCGCTCGTTCGATGGCCTGAAGCGCCGGATCAATGCCGGCAGCTCCCAGGCGATCAACATGAACGGCGCCCTGTCGCTCTCTGCTCTCGATGAGCTGATCGACGCCTGCGACGCCATGGGCGGCCAGAAGGTGCTGATCATGAACAAGAAGATGCGCCGCCGGCTCAACACCGCCAGCCGTGCCACCAACATCGGTGGGTTCATCAACTATGAGCTCGACAGCTTCGGCCGTCGGGTGACGCAGTACGGGGACGTGCCGATCATCGTGACCGACACCAACGCGCAGAATCTGCCGGTTCAGCCGTTCACCGAGGCCAGCTCCAGCACCAGCATCTACTGCGTGGCCATGGGTGATCTGCTCACCACTGCCATCCAGGGCCGCTGCCGCGGGCAGTTCGGCATCTCGGTGCGGGCCATGGGTGAGGTGCCTGATGCTCCCGTCGACCGTACGCGGATCGAGTGGTATTGCGGCATGGCGATCTACAACGGTCGCTCCGCCGCCCGCCTCTATGGCGTGACCGATGCGGCCGTGGTGGCCTGATCTCTTCCCCTGTTCATCTGAGGTAACGCCCTATGGCACGCTCCACTGGTCTCGCCCCGCGCAGGGGCTATACGCTCGACGCCGCCACCGTTCTGGTGGGCCCCGTCGCTGCTGGCGCCCGAGGCCGCGCCGCTACCACTCGCACGGGTGCTGAGCAGCTGCTGAACACCCGCCTGGAGGCCCAGGACGTGTTCAAGCTGGTGGCTCACGGCCAATCCAGCACTTCCGCCGGCGGCTACATCGTCCAGGCGGCTCACGTTCCCGAAGGTTCGACCACCCCGTCGACCTACGCCACCCTCGGCACGGTGACCCTTGCCCCCGGCATCCAGGAGATTCCCTTCTCTGGTGCTGTGGTGGGCGATCTGTGCCGCAAGGCGCCGACTCCTGATGTCACCGGCGATGTGCGCGTGACGGCCGTTCGCCTGATCCCCGGCAGCGGCACCCTGACGGTCACGAATGTCGCTCTGACCGACAACGTAGCCACCGTTACCGTTGGCACCCACTCGCTTCTGGTGGGTGAGGTTGTGACGGTCTTCTGCAGCAACGCTGTCTTCGATGGCGTCTTCACGATCACCGCGAAGACCGCCACCACGATCAGCTTCGCGAAGACCAACGACAACGTGACCAGCGCTTCGGCGACTGGCACCGTCACCAACGGGCTTGCCGTTCCGGCCGGCACCAACACGATCAGCCTTCAGTACGCCTGAGCCTGATCGCTCTCTCTGGGCTGTCCTACGGGGCAGCCCTTCAATCTTTGAGGCGCAGCCATGAGTATCGCAACGATGCCCGGCATGACACCGGAGCAGCTGCAGCGGGTGATGGGCGATCGCCCGGCTGTGCCCGCCCCGCCGCTGGAGCTGCAGCAGGAGACCGAGCATCGGCCGGTGGTGAAGAAGCTGCGGCCGAAGGGCGACAAGCCGGAAACCTGAGGCATGGCATGGGTCGAAGGCCACGTCTGGGAGATGGAGCAGGGCCTCGATGCCCTGCTGGAGCTGCGGCTGTTCAGCAACAGCGCCGCCACCACTCCGTGGCCGTTCACCGGCTGGGACGTGAATGCGACCGTCAGCGATGAGAAGGGTCGCACGCTCTACCCGGTGACGGTGGACCTGAACCCGTCTGGCGGGATCGTCCGCCTGATCTTCCCCGAGGCACTGGTCAACAGCCTCAGGGTCGGCAAGGCCTACCGCTACGACTGCCTGATGGTGGCGCCTGGCGCCGCTGCAGCCGATGACCACTGTCTGGCGACTGGTCCCGTGACCGTGGCGCTGCGCACAACCCGGAGGGATCCATGACCTGCCCGCAGGTGATCAAGGTCGTCACGCCCGGGCCGCCTGGGCCTGCAGGACCGACCGGTCCGGCTGGCGTGGGTTCGGCGTGGCTGCAGGATGCCGGCGCACCGGGCGCCGAGGTCGGCAGCGACGGAGACTTCTACCTCAACACCACCACCGGCGACATCTACGGGCCAAAGACAGCCGGCGCCTGGGGCTCCAGCGTCTTCAACATCGCCGAGGGCCAGCAGGGTCCAGCAGGGCCAGCCGGTGCGGATGGTGCCAATGGAGCAGACGGCGCACCGGGCGCCACCGGCCCGCAAGGTTTGCAGGGCATCCAAGGCGAAGTCGGTCCCCAAGGGCCGCAAGGCCCCGCCGGTGCAGCTGGTGCCCAGGGACCGCAGGGCATCCAGGGCGAGGCCGGCCCCCAGGGACCGCAAGGTCCAGCCGGCCCGACTGGTCCTGCGGGTGCTGATGGTGCGGATGGTGCGGACGGAACCGGCTTCACGATCCTCGGCACTGTCGCCACGGTGGGCGAACTGCCGGGCAGCGCCACGGCTGGCGACGCCTACCTGGTCAGCGGCACCGGTGACGTTTACGTCTGGAGCGGTACGGCCTGGGTGAACCTGGGGCCGCTCCAAGGGCCACAAGGGCCAGCGGGTCCGACCGGCCCTGCGGGCGCTGATGGCGCAGACGGCGCTGATGGAGCGCAAGGCCCTGCCGGGGCTGACGGCGCCCCAGGCGCAGCGGGTGCCGATGGTGCGGACGGCATCGATGGCCGCACGATTCTGAGCGGGATCGGAGCACCCGGCGGCGGCACCGGTGAGGACGGCGACTTCTACATCGACGTCAGCGCATCAGCGATCTATGGGCCGAAGGTGTCAGGCGCCTGGGGATTGCCAACGTCACTGATCGGCCCAGCTGGTGCTGATGGTGCGGATGGCGCAGACGGTGCCACCGGCCCGCAGGGACCGCAAGGCGAGACCGGCCCCGCCGGACCCACTGGCCCTGCAGGTGCAGATGGTGCAGACGGTGCCGATGCCACCTATTCCGACGCCACACCGCAGGCGCTGGGCGCGACGGCAGCTGCCGGCACGGCTGCCAGTGCATCGCGGTCGGATCACGTCCACCAGCGCGATTCCGACGTGATCGTGGTGCCGGTGGGTGATGAGAGCAGTTCAGTCACCACCGGCACGAATCGCGTCCGGTTCAGGATGCCGTTTGCCGCGACATTGCTGGCGGTGCGAGCCAATGTGAACACCGCACCCACTGGCAGCACGTTGATCGTGGACATCAACGAGGCCGGCACCAGTGTGCTGGGCACGAAGCTCAGCATCGACGCCGATGAAACCACCAGCACCACCGCCGATGCTGCCGCGACGATCACCGACACCGCCCTGGCGGATGACGCGGAGATCTCGATCGACATCGACCAGATCGGCTCAACGGTGGCCGGCGCGGGGCTGAAAGTCTCGCTGTTCGTGCGGAGGTCTTGATGATGCCCAACCTGTGCCTGTTTGACACCGAGACCGAGCAGGTCCGCGACTACCCCCGCGCTGATGATGAGCCGGTGGTGGGGCTTGACCCGCGCTATCTGGTGCTGCAGATCGTGCGCGATCCTGCCCCCGAGTACGACGCCAGCACCCAGCGGCTGATTGAGACCCGCACGGTGGACCTGGCCGCCGGTGAATGGCGATGGGGCTGGACCATCGAAGACCTGCCGCCACCGCCGACTCCCGGCCCGGACTATGGCGGGTTCTATGGCGGCCTGCTCGCGAGCCAGGTCTACGGCACCGTGGTGGCCACACCGGGGAAATCAGGCGACCAGGCGGCAGCGATGACCGTGTTTCTGGGCGCCATCCAGGACTGCCTGAGTGGCCGCGAGAACCGCCCGGCGTTTCAACAAGCGATCTGGTTCCTGCTCGGTCAGCTTCAGCTCAGCGCCGAAGGATTGGCGGAGCTGCAGGCCCTGATGGATGCGCACCGCTTGGCAGGCGTCTACAGCCTGTTCCCGCTGCCGGCTGCAGAGAGCATTGGCCAGAGCTGGACCGATGCCGCTGGCGTCGAATGGGTGGTTGTGCAGGCGCGTGATAGCGATGGCCAGTTCATGGCCGACGACCCGGCTACGGCTGAGCGCGAGTCACTGACATGGGAGAGGGTGGGCTGATGGCAGTGATCTGGATGGGAACGGGGAGGTTTGCTGTTCCGCCGCCTGCTGTCTCAGACGCCGACGCTCAGGCGTATCTGACTGCAGTTGAAGCTGCTGATGGGCAGTTCCTTGAGGTGGCGGTGCGTGATGCGATCAACGCATTCGTGGTCGGTTGCAAAGCAGACGGCATCTGGACTGCGCTGAAGGCGTCTTGCATCCTGGCTGGAGCCCGGACATTGGATGGATGCTTGGTTCCGCTGGTGGGGACGGCGCCGACGAACGTTAACTTTGTGGCGGGGGATTACAACAGGAAGACGGGGTTGGTGGGAGATGGGAGTACAAAGTATCTGAATAGCAATAGAAACAATAACGCCGATCCGCAAAATAGCAACCACAATGCTTTATTTGTTTCTGGTGTAGCATCTGGGACTGCTCACTTGATTGGCTCGCATGCCCTCGCGACAACTGGAGCGAACAGTATTTTTTCTAGCACCCCTACTTCCGGCCTCTGGAACCGCTCAAATGGCAGTACCAACACATCGTTCGCAGGTAGCCTGTCTGGGTTTGTCGGACACTCAAGAAGCAGCGCAAGTACATTTTTTGCAAGAAGAGGATCAGCTACTCAGCCTGTCTCAGTCCCATCATCAGCTCCCGCTGATGGAAATATCTTGGTGTTTTGTCGAGGCACTCCTGCTGCGTCTTTTTCTGACGCCCGCCTTGCCTTCTACAGCATCGGCGAATCCCTAGACCTCGCCCTGCTCAATGCCCGCGTCACCACGCTGATCAACGCCATCGCGGCGGCGATCCCATAAGTGTCCCCGACATGACGCCATGACCAGCCGCCGCCACACCATCACTCCGACGGAAAGCTAAGGGCATGGCAGACCCCGGCGAGATCAGCCTGATGACCCTGGTCGACCGCCTTGGGCGACTTGAGGGGCTGCTCGTCGGCCTGCAGAACTCGATCGTGCAGGGCCAGTCGCAGACCTCGGCCAGCATGTCCCGGGTTGAGCGGCTGGAACAGCGGCTGGTGGAGCTGGAATCCCGGCAGGTGACGAAAGCGGACCTGGCCCAGCTCACCGCGAAGGTTGACAGCCTGATTGCCGCCGATGCCACGCGCCGTGGTGGCGCCGCCGTGGCCACCTGGAGCCTGGGCACCGGCGCCAACTGGGCCGCCGTGATCATCGCCCTGCTGGCCCTGGTGGGCGTCGGCATCAACCGGGAACGGGCGACCCAGCAGCAGCAACCGATCCCACAACATCGCCAGCCATGAAACTCTCCGCAATTCTTGGCGCCCTGGGCAGTGGTGCCGCGGTCCTGAAGGGAGCCAGCACCACCGCGATCCTGGTGGGCGCCGTCTACCTGGTGGACTGCCGATTCAGCAACCGCGGCCCTGAAGCGCTGGACCGTTGCTGGATGACGGCATTGCCCATCATGGGCCTCGGCGCCACGGCCCGCGGTGGGTTCTCCATCGGCTACCAGACCTACAACCCTGCGCTGCGGCCAGAAGATCAGCACAGCGGCGCCGAGCGTGACGAGCACGGCCGCTTCAAGCGCCGTCAGCCCTGAGCATCCTGCAGCTGCCGCTGGCGGTAGCTCTCCAGAACGTCCGACCCGTAGACCTCCAGTTCCTCGCAGCTGGTGTCGCGGATCGCGTAGACGACGGGCGCACTGCCAGCCGGCACCCGGGCCAGGTTGTCGCTGCCGACGGTGGCCTCCAGCCCGGCCAAGCCATGCAGGATCGCCCCGGCGGCCATCATCGTCCCGGCAGGCAGCAGCTCGAACTCCCGTCCCCACAGGTGCTGGCCGTTCGGCAGCTGGAACAGCCTGGCGGCTCCCCAGGCCACGGTCGGCGCGGTCATCACAGGCCGGCAGCTGCCTGAGGTTGCCGGAAACCTGAGGGACACGCCTCCCGCCCGTGGCTGACATCAGGCTCGTCAATGTCGCCAAGGCCTACCAGGGGCTGAGCCACCAGACAGCAGCGCTGAACTGGCTGCAGGAGCGGATCCCGTCGCCGGTGCTGGCGGAGTTCGCGGAGCTGTGGCGGGCTGATCCACCGGCCAAGCCGCAGGCCAGCCCCAGCCCTGGCGTGGACTGGCTGACGCCATGCCTGGCGATCATCAAGGAGTTCGAGGGCTGCAAGCTCAAGGCCTACCCGGACCCCGGCACCGGCGGTGAGCCGTGGACGATCGGTTGGGGTAGCACCGGCTTTCGCATCGGACCCGGCACCGTCTGGACGCAGCAGCAGGCCGATGATGCTTTGCTGCGGGATGTGCGCGAGTTCCACCACGGCATGCTGACGGCGCTGCCGATGGCAGCCGACTGGA